GCCTACCTTAACGATGTTGTAAAACCAATGTAAAGGCTCTATCTCCGTCATGGCAATCTCTAAATTAATGTGCCATTTCCAACAACCTTTTTTTATTTTGTATTGTTTATAAACAACACATCCTTCACCATCAAAAAGTCCAGCTGCGTATGCAACTAAATCATTTTGCGTCGCCCCATGATTTACCGGTGCCATGGTCAACGACGAAGGGTACTTTAAATTCAATGCAATCCTCCATAGTTTTTTTTATTGTTGAAACATCTTTATTATCTTTAACATTAAAACAAAGCTCATCATGTATTTGTAAAATAGGTAAGTGTCCAGCATTATAACAATCGACCATTGCTTGTTTAGTTTGATCAGCTGATGATCCTTGTATTAATCTATTTAAAGCCTTGTAAGTTTTAGCTCTTTTAATATTATCTCTACCATACTTGGCAACTGCATTATCAAATGTTTCAGGTAAGTGTAAACCAAAGTCCTTAGTTTCCCATTGATCAAATCTACACTTGCGTCCTTTCTTAGTTCGTATTACACCTTTTTCTTGAGCAGTTAACATACATTTTTCAGAAAGCAATTTAACAAATGGAACTTTTCTATTATACTTACTTATCAATATTTCAGCTTCATCTTTTGTTAGACCCAAACTGTTTGCAAGTTTATTTTTACCCATGCCATACATTAGACCTAGGCCAATTGTCTTTGCCTGCGTTCTTTCTATTCCAACAAGATCAGCCACTGTCTGATGAAAATCTGCAGATGCATTTTTATATGCATCAACTAATTCTTGAGACCCTTCATATCCCTCTCCAATCGACGCTGCATAATGCACCGTCATTCTAGGTTCTTGTTGTGAGTAATCAAAGCTACCCCACTGATGGCCTTCTTCAGGTATAAATAAAGATCTAATCTTAGGACCAAAATCTTTATTACGTGCAGGAATTTGTTGTAAGTTAGGATTACCCATTGATAATCTACCAGATACTGTGCCTCCTTGATCTGAGCGTAATTGATTTATCTCTCCATGTATTCTACCGTTGATTTGATATCTCATAATTGATGATAAAAATGTGCCATGAAACTTGTTTAATTCTCTAGCCTGTAATATAAGTTTTGAAATTTTATGTTTACTATTAACCAACCAATTGTGTGTAAATGAAGGTTCGCCAGTTTTCTGAGTACGTGGGTATTCTATCTTTAGTTTATCAAAGGCGGTGGAGATCTGGCGTGCTGCCCAAATGTCAATGTCTAATCCTGATTCTTTTTTTATTGCCAACATTACTTCTTTCTCTTGGCGTATCATTTCTTGTTTTAATTTTTCAGCTGATTCCACTTCTACTCTCACACCTCGTCGCCTCATTTTTATGAGTATTGGTAAGAGCTCTGATTCTAATTCCCAAATTGTTGACAGGCTTTGTTGTTGAATTTCTTGTTTAAATCTCTGCCATAACATAAGCGTGAGCCGTGCATCTTGTTCAGCGTAAAAACCAACATGCTCTGCGGGTAACTTCCACATCTCTCTCTTTGCATCGATGCCATGTTCTTCAGCTGCTAACTTAAGATCTGTCTCTGCTTTTAACTCACCTAAATAATCTTTGGATAAACTATTTAAACTATATTGATATCTGTTTTCATCAATCAAAGCTGCAGCTATCATGGTATCTACAATAGGTCCGTGCACCGTGATTCCACTAGCCTCTAACCAACCAACATCGTACTGTGCATTATGAAAAATTTTAGTACAAGGTAAGGCACAGATATCTTTCATATATTTCTTAACTTGTTCAGGTATCATGTTACCGCCACCGAAGTGACCAAACGGATAATATCCTTGCCAGCCTGCCACTGCTACAGCTATACCTATTATCTCTCCTTTATTCAGTGCCCAACCAGCACCAAGACTTTCATTAATACCGTCGTCTTTAGTTTCTAAATCGATTGCGATCTCAGTTGCACCAGATAGATCTTTAAACTCAGATGGTGATGACCAAATGTGTTTCTTAAAATTCATGGCTAATTGTAAACTCATAAGGATCTCTCCCATCTAAATTTTTGTACGTGATGTACTTTTGGTTGCCACTCTCTGCCTTTACGAGTAGTCCAACCTTTGCCTTTTGGAAAAGATTGTGTTGTGCCTGTATGTATGTAACCTGCTGCTCTTAAGCTTATCCCAGTCTCTGTCTCTAATGTGTAAGTCAAAATTTTAGTGCCACCCATTTCTTTCCAAATTCTAGCGCAAGCTCCATATAATAAACTGTTTACATTTTTAGTGCCCGTTGTGCAAGTTCTAACTATCTCTGCTGTATATCCATCATCTAATCTTCTTGAGACTGGTCTGCCTACTATGGCTACTCCTAAAATAGTTTCTTCTGCATCTATTGCAGCTATACAAAATCTACAACCTTGTACAATTTTACTGTGCCTATGATTCTGCCTGACATACTCATTTGCAAATCTAAGAGTAGTAGGTTTTACTCTCATATAAATAAGTAAGCGTAAAGTAATATAAACATAGTAATAAAAAATCCTATATAAAGAAATAGTTCAAATTTTTCTGGATCCATGTATCTCCTTTTCTGCCAACATTATGGCTTTACCAATTTCTTCAGCGATTTGTGGGACAATAGAGTTTCCCAATGCTCTAAGTCTGTATATCCTGCCGGGTAACCCATCAGCCACTCTACCCACGTTGGGTTCAGTTTTCCACCAACTTTGGTGCTGAGTGCTGTCCCTCCTTGTTGATATTTGTTCTTCCTGTAGTGGACGTCGTCCTGCACTGGGGTTGGCCACAGTCTCGGCTCCTTCACTTGGTCTTCCAATCTCAGATGTATTGCATGACCACTCGGTCTTTTCATGTGCCCTTGATCTAATGCTTTCTTTATTCCTGGTAGATTGCTCCCTCCTGATGCTGCGTCTGGAGTTCGCCAAAATCCAAATTCTTTCTCTTTTGTGTGGGGCATTGACAGCTGCAGCTGGAATATTGAACGCCCTGACTTCGTAACCTTCTCCTTCCAAATCAGTGCACACATTTTCGAATACCATGCCGTCTTGGATGTTAATAATATTTCGCACGTTTTCTCCAATAATCCACCTCGGCTTAAATTCTTTAATGATGCGAAACATTTCTGGCCAGAGGTATCTACTGTCATTTGATCCTTTTCTTGATCCTGCGATACTGAACGGCTGGCAGGGAAAGCCACCTGTGATGACTTCGGGAAATTCAATTCCATCTGATTTAAGTTTTTGTTTTGTGATTTCTTTGACATCATTATAAATTTTTTTATTCCAAATCTTTTTTAATACTTCTTGACAATATTTATCTATCTCACAAAAAGCAACTGTTTCAAAACCTGCTCTCTCTAACCCTAAAGAAAATCCTCCAATCCCACTAAATAAATCTAAAATTTTCATTCATCTTCAGCGTAACCAGTTCCGTCTTTTCTGTTTCTCCATCTTTTCTGCCATGCCCATACATTTAATTTTGAGCTCATGGTCTCAGCCCATGAGTATGGAACATCTATTGTCTTCTTTATAATGATTCTAATCTTTGTTATTAGATCCGGTATCGTTATCATCTTTCTCCTTTTTTGCTTTAAAAAACAATTTTAAAAATGCTCGGTAAGCTCCACCACCTTTATAGTCTTGGTCTGCTTCTTCTTTAGCTGTCTCAAGATCTGTTAGTATCTTACCTTTAATTTTTATTTTATGTTTAATCGCCATCTTTTAATCTCTTTTTTTCTAACTGACAGTAATGAATAATTTTATCTAAATCTTTTTGTTTGTCCTTCATCAAATACCTAACAACATATTTAATAACGACCCCTTGAAAGAACGAGAGATTATTTTTTGCAATGAATTCGTAAGGTTGAATTTTGTAACCCTTATAATGTTTTGGTCCTTTTTCTTGCGGTGCTTTTATCTCTTCGAACATACTTTTATCTGTCATTTCTTCTCCTGTATATATACTAAGTAATCAGCACCTAATGGGTAATTATATTTATAATCACTTCTCAATAAATGTAAAGCCTTTCTTGCTCTAGTTACACCTGTGTACCAAACTTTCTTTTCATTAATTTTTTCTTCTCTATTTTTTGTTCTAAAATTTGCTGGATAGTTAGCTTTTGAATATAATATTACATTATCAGCTTCATCGCCTTTAACAGAGTGTATAGTATCTATGATAATC